AGTTAGATGCTAATGGTTGGTTTTGAACCATACCGTTTAAAAATTCTTGATCTTGATAAAAATACCCAGCGCTTCTTGAGAGAAGTGGTTTTTCTGTAGCGTGTATTTCTCTAAGGTTTGCAACATAATTCATAGAAGTAGGTTCTGGATAAGTTATACCTGGAAGTGATTTTGGAGCAATAGAAGCATAGAATCCAAAACTTTTTGATTGTTCATATATTTTTGGAACAGATGGCTTTTGCCTAATTTTTGTTATATCGTTTAGATTTGTTGTAGTCCAGTCTGCATCGCTAGTTGATGTATCAGGAACTTGCCAACCTATAACTTCTACATCATTTAAGAAAATAGATAATGCTGTTGCTGGATCTTCAACTGTTCCGTTTTCACCATCAGAGCCGTCTGTTTCATTAAGAACAACCCTTAAATTAAACACTGGATCAAATACGTATGAATATGTTGGATTAGGTGGTACTGCACCTGGATTTTCTTTAAATATTCTTGGCAATTTATTGAGGGCAGTATTACATTCACCAGTAACATCAGTATAGGCATACAGTGCTTCTTGATCATATATTGCCAACATATATGTGTATTTTGGTGGCTCATAGAAAAAGCCCTGAGAGTTTGTTTTGCTAAACTTAATTAATTCTACGAACAATGGATCAGAAGATGATACACTACTTTGGTTAATGTAAAGTCCAGCTGCAGCAACATACTGGTCTAGTATATCAAACTTTACAGAATATGTTTTATAAGATCTTGTTGTTTCAACAGCAGGACGAACCACTGTTTTGTTTGTACCTGAAGCACGAAGTCCTAGCTTTGTTACATTAGGAAGTTTGTCATCTTGCTCATTGCTATTTGTAATAATTATATTTGAAAGACCACTTGTATTATTAGAAAAAACATAGCTTGAGCTAATAAGTTTTTCTTCTAATCCCTTGCTTTGTAGTGTTGTTATCCTGCTATGATTTTTTGGTGTTGTTCCAAACATTCCACGTTGAACATTAGTAATGTTTCCTGTAGGAGTTACCATAACATCTGATGTTGAAGCAGTAACAGCAGAACCTGCTTTAGTTACTGGACTAAGTGAATGCGATTTTGTTAAAATTTCAAACTGAGTAGGTGTTGGCTCAAACATAACTATTCCAGAAACATTAAAGTTTGTTGGAACCATACCACTAATAATAACTCTATCTCCTGTAGAAAAATTATTTTGAGCATAGTACGTATTTATTACACCATCTCCTTCTGCATCTGTAACTATTGCAGACTTTTGTGTTAGCCCAACACTATATTCTTTTATATAATCATTTATTGCTCCAGATAACTCATTATTATTTTTAATTGATACAGTTTTAGGCTGGGTTCCATCTGCTTTAGAAATGATGTACTGTTTATACTCAAAAGACATTATCTCACCTTCTACTGAAACATACCCATTTGCATCTCTATTAAACGTGTGAAATATGTCACGGAGATCATTTGTATTAATGTTTAAATTAGTAGAGTCTATATCCATGTCATCTTTTAAATAGTTAAATCCAACAGAATCAATTGATTGTTGTTGCCAAACAACATCATTAGAGGTTGTATAAATAAATGCAGGAGAATTTTTTATATCAATGTCTGTTACATTTTGTAATGATGGAGACTGCTTAACCTTTGGGCTTTGATATCTTAAAGAAATTTTACCTGGTTTTTGTTGATTGGCTACGGTCAGGCCTCCTTCCATTATGTCTGAATCTGATATAGACAAAGATGAAACCTGATCAGATAAAATATCATAAAGACTTAAGAACCTCATTATGCCGTATTCATCAATATACGCACCAATTTGATAAGCAATAAAAATTTGATTTAATGCTTCAATAAGAGTTACATCTCGTGAGTTACAATAGTAGTACGCCATGTCAACAGGCTGTGCTTTATTGTTACAAATCTTATGTAGTGAGTCATAGTCGTAATCTGTAAACCCTGACAAATCAAGAATGTTTGTTATTATTTCAAAGACAGTCTTTAGATTTGCTACGTAGTCTGGAGCAGGTCTTGATTGTAAGTATCTAGAAATGTCGTAAGCTTGAACAGTAACTTCTTTGGTATCGTTTTCTGTCCAAGCGTCAGAATAAAATACTCCAGACGGTATATAAGTATTTGTGTATGAGGTTGGAGACGTGCCACCTACTGCACTGTTCTGTAAATTAAAACTAACATAAAATTTAATATTGTTACGTAACATATTAGAAAGTATAGTTAAAGAGTTGTTACTTTGATTTGAAAAGATAGGAACAATTTCACCATTTTTTGTTAATGGTATTCCTGAAAAAGTTAAAGATATATCATTTGAATTCATAGAAGATATAGGCAAAACAGTATTTTTAGCGTCCAGTGATTTTTCTAAATCATATGCTACAACAAAGCTTGATAAATCAATTTCAAGTCTTGGAGACAACTCTATTAAATGCATTCTATTTAAATCATTAGTAACACTTGATCCTGAAAAAGAAGTAAATTGTGTATTGATGGTTCTGCTTATTTGAGTAAGAGTAATCTTATTAACTGTTGTTGTATTATTTAAAGATCCATCAGGTTGAAACTCTGTCATAGTTTCCCAAGGATTTTTAGACCAAGTTGTTCCAGTCCAATACAAAACAATTAGTCCAGTATTATACCCGTCTGCATTTGCAGAGGGAGATATTGATGTAGTTGCATTTGCTGTTCCAGCGTCAACAGTAACTAAAGAATTATTTATATATAAATTAAAAGTTGGAACAGTCATTAAAGTATTAGTCTTGATTACAATCTTATTTGTTATTAAGTTTTTTTCATAAATGGCTGTAATGCTTTTTGATGATGAATCTGAAACAAAATATTTATATGGGTTTATGTCTGTTGGAAGAGCAGTCTTTAATACTGCAACTGGTGGGGTTGCTAAAAAAAATGATGGATTTTGAATAATTGGAGTAAGTGGCATATACTTAGTTCCAAAGAATTTAGTGCCATCTATTGTATTTTCTGTTTCTCCATCTTTAACTTTTGATGCAATTCTTCTATGTCTTAGTGGAAGAGAACAGTATTTATTGCCAGATGATACGTATGACTCACCTGGTCTAAAATATGAAAAAACACTATCTGTTGGGAACAAAGATCCATTCTTATAATCAAAAACAGTTGTTTCGTATACCTCTGGCAAAGTAAAAAATACTGTAGGGTTTTCTGTTTCTTCAGCAAAAACACTTGATACAATTTTGTAGGTAAAAGAACTAAGCGTATCTGTTTCTTTTGATGATCCAACATAGGTTATGACTTTAGTCCAGCCTAAAGAGCTTACTTCTGCCTGTGTTGATCCAGACTGTGATCCTGAACTATTTGCGTAACTACTAATCATTATTGGTGTTGAACTATTAGTCTTTATATATGTTATTACTTTATATGCCTTACCAGTTAGTGATGAAAATGTATATGATACTGATCCAGTACCGTTTGACATTTGAAAACTTTTTGTTACAAAGTTTTCTTTTGCTCCAACAGTTACATCAGATATTGTTCCAGATGGTGTTCCAGATATTTTTGTTCCATTGCCTGCTGTTGTTATATATGGATAATTAAATAAGTTGTGATTCCATTCAGCGGAAACTATTGGTACAAGACTTACTGAGTCTGAGTTTTTAAATATGTTAGAGCTTTGAGTTGAGGTTAAGGTTCCTACTTTTAACATTATCTTTCCACAAATTCAATACTCATATCAACATAATCTGAAAGACTTGTTCTGTTTATGATTGTCTTAGTAAAACTATTCATAAATACATTATATACTTTAGATCTATTCTGTGCTGTAACAAATACTCCTAATGGCTGTGATCCAAAACCTGAGTCTGCATTAAGTCCTGAAGATACAACCTTTAAGTAAATAGGCAGTCCAGCGTTAGACTTATAAAATGACTCAAGCCAAGCAGCACTATAAAAACCATCAACACACTCAGACTGCTTTGAAGGAACATATTTCCAAGAACAGGAAATATTATTTTTTTGAGCTACAACATATTTTCTCATCGTGCCATTGGCCATACGAGATTGTGTTTCAATTAACTCTGTAGCAATATCAATAGGCTCTCTATTGTGATCTGTTAACTTATACCAAGTGGTACCGTCAATAGAAATCTGTATTCCTGAATCAATTAAATATGTCATTATCTTCCCACCATGTTCGTTTTGTTGTTCTTATTCTTTGCTCTATCTAATTCTACCATAACGGCTTGTGCTATTTCTTTTTTATTTAAATCGCTACCGTTGATATTAATAATATTAGTAGTTGGGGCAGAAGATGAATAGGTTTTGTTTTCTTCCTTAGTAAGAACACGCTCACCTTGGTGGAGTTGTGCAATCATATCATTTGGAAGATAGTCTATACCAGTAGCGAATGATGGAAGGTTGTACATATCACTAATTGATTTTTGGTTTATTAATCCACCAGAAGCAAGACGTGCACCTTGTTTCTTCCAGATAGCATTAGCAACTTCCATGTCTATTTTAAGAAGTTTCATTTTATCTCTAAGTATTCTGTGGAATTCTTTAAGATCAGGTTTCTCTTCTTGCGTATCAAAATCAAATCTAGGGATTTTAGTTATATTAGTTTTAGATTGACCGTGTAGTACACCCATTTTTATAGAAGCTAAACTTGAAAAGCCTGCCTTAACGTCACTTGTTTTACCTAGTCCTTCACCAGTATCAAAAATAAGAGTTTCTTGACGAGATTGTACTGAACCATGATGACCATGTGTTTCTATATCAAGCATCTGTGCAAGCCTTAAATAGTTTTCATGAAATGAGCCTAGTTGCCACATGTCTTTATTTGGAACGTATGGTGTATTTATTCCATGCTGAGTTTTTAAAAGTTGTTCTGATGCGTGCTTAACATATTCTAGTTCTTTACCTAGATAATCTTCTGCATAAGATGAAGCATACTCGCTATCAGCTCTTTCTGGATTTATCATTTTAAACAATTCTAGTCTATCATTTTTATCGTATCTTTTTTTTATAAGACGTAAAACATCTTTATTTTTTGGATCTCCAATTACAGGAGGAATTCTATCATTCTTGCCAATTAATTTTCTTTTTAAAAGTTCAAGTTTATATTGTTTTTCACTTGCAAAACTAATTAGTTGTTGAGCATTTGGGAAAGGTATTGCCTCACCTGGACTTGCTTCAGCATATATATCTGTTGGATTCATATTTATAATTTTTCCTGGATTTGCTTTCATTATTGAAGCAAGGTCACTCATTACTATTGGATCTAAAAGGTTTCCTGTCCTGTACATGTGTCCAGCTGCAGTTGCTTCTGGGGATAAATGAAGAGTACTTCTACCAAAACCACCAGGCTTTCCAGTTTTTGGATCAATATATCCATATGATGTTGTTCCAGCTGGGTAAAGGTCAATTCCACCGCTTTCATTTCTTTGAAGTAGCTGACCAAACTTACGTGGTATTGCATGAAAAATTGGAGATTCTGTTGGATTTTTTGGTAAAGCATTTACTTCCTGTCCTCCTCCACGTAATGCGGCATCGCCAATATGATATTGTCTATAAAATTCTTTAGCCTGTGCTTGTACTTCATAAAGGTTTGCAACTTTTTGATCAATAAGAGATTCAGCTTTTTTATTTCCAGTTAATGAAGATAATATTTGAGCAAATCCATCAGTGTTTTCATATTCATACGTTGCCATGTCATCATCAAAAGCGTTTGCAGCTGCAATTCTTGTAAGAAAAGCATTCTCTTTTTTGCCAAACTTTTTATTTACAAAGTTGTTATATAGTCCTTGAACTTCTTTATTGTTAGGGTCCATCCTTAGCGCTTCTGCTAATAAAGCGTCTGGCTTAATTGAAACTATTCTTACTCCAGCTTTGCGTGCTTGTGAGTCACCCTCTAAAAGTCCCATAAAGCTAATTTTTTCTTTACGTCCATTTATTTGATAAAATGGATATTTATATCCATCAATTTCTTGCTCTGTTTTTTTAAATTGAGTTTGTTGCATTTGAGTAATTAGATCTTCTTCTAAAACTGATCGTGTTATTCCTGTTTTCTTTAAATTGAATTCTGGAATGCTTGAACTAAAACTATTTCCAAGGAATGGCTTTTGGAATCCAATCATGGCTGCAACTATTGAGTTTTTAAGTTTGTCACTTTTTAATGGATTAGCAAATGGTTGAGATAACTGTTCAATTTTTGGTCTTAAAGAATCAGATATTGATCCAACTTTATTTTTTATAGGTTCTGGAATTTTATCTGTAAGTTTGAATTTTTTATTTGCCGCTTGTGCTAATTGACCAAGTTTTCCGAACCCAACTCCAAGTACACCCGAAGTTAATCCAGAAAGTACAACACTAGCTAGTGAATTCAAAGGACTCATATTGTCTAATTCTGCTTTAGGATCAAAACCTTTTACTCCAGCATACTTTCCACCCTTTACTCCATATTGAGACCCCTCTTTTGCAAGACCAGTTATTCCTTCTCCCAAACCAAAAGCTGTACCAACAAGAGCACCCAAAGGGTTTGGACTTGTTGAAACACCAGATACACCACCTTGTAATGCATTAAATGCAACTCTGCCAAGTGCTCTACTCCATTTAGAGAATCCAGATGCATTTTTATTTGCACCATGCTTAAGGCTTAAGTACTTTTCTAGCTCTTCCATTACTTGCCATGTAGCACCTGATCTGGCACCCATACCAAACATTTGCTTTTTTGAAAGTTTTCCAAGGTTAGGTATAGGGCTAACACCACCAGGACTTCCTTCACTAAATCTTTGAGCATTCAATGCATCAAATGTTTCTGTTCCATATTTCTTTACAGAAGATGCTCTAATTACATACTCTCCATCTGAAAGCATTGCAGGAATAGAATCAGAGGTTGCAGTTCCTGCACCAAGTACATGTCCACCTGTATTATATTTTTTAGGCTTATTAAGTAGGGAGAACTTAGACTTTAAGTTATCTAAAAGAGAGGCTGGTTTCTTAGGTGCAAAACTTCCCATATCTTCTTCTGTATGTACTCCTGCTGGCTTTGCCCATGCTAGCCATTTTGCTGAAGCCATATCTCCTGGAACCATACCGTCATTAATTCTATTCATTATGCTTCCAGTTACATTTTGGCCAGCCATAATATCGCCAAGGTTTTCAGTAAGATAGTTTCCTAAGTACCCGTCTTTTTTCATACCTAGTGCTTGATATAGTTTGTAATTTTGCCATTTAATTGAATTGGTTCCCCTGGTAAAGTCTACATATTTTCCAAAAGGAGCCTTTGTAATCTTGTTCATTGATCCAAAAGATTCTGACCAATTGTTAGGTGAGTTGTAACCAGATGCGTACATCTCTGCTTCTGATTTTGAACTTGTTCCAAAGAAGCCCATTCCATAATGTGGATCATAGGTTTCTGCACCCTCTAGAATATTTTTACCTTGTAGATACTCTTCTCCACGTAAACCAGTTGGTTGTGATCCGTGCCACATACCCTGCTTAATAAGTGATCTAACTTTGAGATAATTTTTAATTTGATTTATTTTATTAGGAATTGAAAATGCCATTTTTTTAGCAGCACTTGAAACAAACCTATTAAGTCCACCAGTCCTGAAACCTTTTACAGCACCGCCATTAGCATATTGAGGTATACCTAATTTAGAAATCTTATCTCTTAAATCTTTTGTTATATTTAAATTAGTATTATTTATATAACCTCCAGCAGCATCTGAAGTTGTAAGAATATCTGTTGTTTTATACCAATTTTCATCAATAGGTAGTTTTGGTAGAATTTCGTCCCATCCTTGTATTGGTTTAGAACTCAGTCTATCTTGAAGTGCTTTAATAACATTATCTATATAATTTTTATATATTGACAATGGCATATCTGATTTGTTATATCCAGATGCAAGCAGCATTTCTTCAATTTCAGATTTTTTTATACCAGACAGTGTTGTTTTTGCTTTTGTTAATCCTTCTAAATATGCAGCTCTTTCAGATTCTGGTAGTTCAACATATTGTCTATAGTATTTATTTTGTAGATCCACTAAAGAATCAGAGGCTGCAAATTTAGTTATAGAGTATCCAGACTCTCCAATCCTACCAAAATCAATTGCTCCAGCTTGTTTTTGAATTGGATTTATGTATAGGTTGCCTCCATGATTGTCTATAAATCCCATAGAGTCCAATATTGCATTTCTATAAGATCTTTCAGAAGTCATTCCTAAAGAAGCATAGATTTTTGCAGGTAGTGCATAATTTTTATCATCATAAGCTTTAGATTCCGATAATTTTAATTTCTCAAACAATCTTCTCTCACTAATTGAGCCTGGAGACATTTCTTGTAATGATCTACTAAAAACTCCTAATTGATGTGGAGCTTCAAATCCTGTTGTAACAGGAAGATTTTCTGGGGCAAGCAAACCAGCTCGCCTTGCAAAAAGAGAACCAAATACTTCTCTTCTTACCTCATCTGGAGTTACTTCCTGTAAAGTTTTTAAATAACCTGTGTTTCCAGTTTTTAAATCTTCCATTGTTCTTACAATGTTTAATGAACGAACTCTTGGATCACCAAGGTCTCGTAAATCTGAGCTATCTAGTATTTTTGGAAATACCATTTTTTCATAAGATGAAGTTCCAGACTTGATTGCTGAAGATGAAGTTAAAGACTTGATTGCTGATCCTGTAATACTAGATAGTTTTTTACCTATACTAGATATACCACTTTTAGCAAGCCTATTAAGTCCACCAGTTCTAAAGCCTTGTATCATTCCACCTTCTGCAAATCTTCCAGCATTAAGGGCATCAAAAGTTTTTGTTCCATACTTCTTTACAGAGTCTGCTTTAATTACATATTCACCATTTGAAAGGTATGCTGGGATAGAGTCAGAGGTCGCTGTTCCTGCACCACGTACGTTACCGCCTGTATTAAATCCCTTTACTGCTCCGCCATTTGCTCTTGTAACAGGTTGTATTCTTGACTTTTCTAAAGCAGTTAGATTGGCACCATCTTTTATTGCATTATATCGTGCTTCAAGTCTAGCAATTTCAGCATCTTTCTTTTTTAACTCTGTTTCTTGATCATACTTAATCTTTAACTGATTTGCTTCTTGAGAAAGCATTGCTGCCTTGATATAGTCACCAGATATTTTTGCATCTACAGATTGTTTTTCAAGATCTGCTAGTTTATTCTTTAAGTCTATCTCTCTTTGAACTTCATCGTTGGCATCTTCTTGTGCATCACGCTTTGCTTTAAGAGCATCAATTTCTTTATCAAGGACATCAAGATATCTTTCTGTAGCGGTTTTTAAACCATTAGTTCCATCCTCAAGATCTTGATAAGCATTAAAGTCTGAGTTAAGCGATCCTTTTTGGTCTACACCTTCTATTTCTTTAATTATTCTATCATATTCAGTAATTTGAGATTGGTAGTATGATATTGCTCTAATTATGTCTCTGTCAGTAACAGGACTAGATGCTGCTATTTGTTGTAACTCTCTAAGTTTAGCTTCAGCTGCCTGCTTTGCAAATCGTGCCTCACCACCCTCGCTTAGACCAGCACCCATTATTATGTTTACGGCTGCTGTATATTCTTTGCCTGCTATCTCCTGTAGAAGTTGTGGAAGTATTGCTAAATCCATAAGTGTCAAGCTGCCTCTTGTGTACCCCATATATATACCAACTTCGGCATCATCAGGTAGAGCTGAGATTGCTTCTGTTATTTCATCAAATTTATCAGGATTGGCTGCTTTCAAAGCAGCTAAAGATTGAGTTGCTAAATCTTTGATTACACCTGCTGCAGAATCACCGCTGGTATCTATTTTGTTTAATTGTTTTACTAATTTAATAGATGATTTTTCAAGACTATTAATATTGTTATTAGAAATTTGTTTTTGTTTGTTATATTCTTCTTCTGAAATTTGACCATCAGCATACTGTCCGTTTAAAAGAGCAAGTGCTTCTTTTTGTTGCATAAATGCAATAGAAACTTTTGTGCTTGCATCTTGTATACGAGTTTGTACAGCATCATATGATTCTACAGCGCTTGGAGCTTTGAAATCCAAAACCAGATTTTTTGCAGCTCCAAATGGTGATGGGTTTATTGCACTCTTTATGCCATGCTTTTGAAACATAGTCCAAACTTTGCCAGCAGCTAAAGCTTTATCCCAGAATCCATCACCCTTCCATGAATTTGTAATTGAAGTCCAGTCACCAGCTGCTGATTGTAATGATTTATAATTAAAACTCTCAGCTCCAGGAAGAGGATTTACTTGATCAAACTGAATCTTAGATATTTCATTAATGCTTTTATCAAGATTTTTAATTATAGGAGCACTTTGCTTATTTAAATAGTTTAGTCTTGCATCAATCGTTAGTGGTTCTTTAAGAATATCTTTGCCACCTGGGGCTAAAAGTTTTTGTATTTTGGCTGTAACACTTACTTCGTCTGCCTCAATTAGCCTTGATGCTGCTTTTATATTTGCAGCGATTTCTTCTGGAGACAATCCAAGAATTGCTGCTTTATTTGCAACATCTATTGCTATTGCATCTATGCCTTCAACTTGACCCTTTTTTGCTGCTTGATTAATAATTTGTGTAGAAATGTTTCCTTCAGTAGCATAGTCTTTTGCAAATGCTTCTACCTGTGTACCACTTCCCTTAATTTTTTGCCTATTAGATCTACTAAATTCTCTTTCACTAGGAAGTGCTTTATTAAATGTTTTTGCAAATTGTTCTACCGCTCTAGCGCTTCCTATTCTTGCTTCTGACTCTCTTTTAGCTGCTTCTTTAATATCTTCTGCTGCTTTCTTTGAAGACTTAGAAAACATATACATTGCTAAACCAATTCCTACAACTGCAGCTGCGATTAAAGCACCTACTCCAACTGCTGCTGCACCAAAGGCTTTAACAAGTAAAGATATTGGTGTTGTTAAACTGCTAAGTGCAAAAGCAGCCATAGAAACTTTTTGAACTATCTCTCCAGTTTTGCCAGGAATCATGTACGATCCCATCATTAAAGCTGAAGATAATCCCATTCCCATTCCAGATTTTGGAAGACGTGCAATCTTTGAACCTCTAAATTTTCCTGCTGCCTTTCCAACTGTTTTATCATATTTAGTTGGAGTTCTAGGTCCGTACATTGGTCCTTCAGGTGAAACATACCCTGGTGGAATAACTGGTGGAACAACTGGTGGAATAAGGTTTACTGGAAGTATTGGCGCTGGCCCTTGTGCCCTATAAGCAACACGACGCTTCTTACTACCCCTAGTAAGTTCTTTATCTACTGCTCTAGTATATGCTCGTGCATCGTCTCTTCCGTCTTGTGGTACTAAACGATGTGGACTCTTACGCTTTCTGCTTTTTACATAAATATCTTTTGTACCCTTTTCAACTGCGTCACTATATGCTTTTGCATCTTTGGCTCCGACTGCTGCAGCAACACGATCTCCCGTAGTAAGGAATTTTTCATTACCTACATCTTTATAGTTTGTAAAGTTTATTGGTGTTCCAAGAGCAGTTCTTAAACCAATATCTCTTTTACCAGCAGTTCTTCTTTCAAGAGCTTTTCCAGAAACGCTATTATCCACAGCAAGCATTGATGTTTTTTGCATATTAGAAATTGCTTTTGCAAGCTTTTTATCTTGTTTATCAATTCTTGCTACTGCTTTATCTACAGCATTATAAAAATCTTTTTCTCCAAAGTTTGTTGGAAGTTTAGAAATTTCATCTCCTACTAAAGAACCAAACTTAGCAACACTAGTATGCATTTCTTTTGTTAGTTTTGGATCTGCAAGAACAGACTTTAGTGTTAATCCATTGCTTTCTGCCCAGGCTTGATAAATTGGAGAAAGAGTTCTTTCAGCTTTTGGACCTTTGAAAAGAGAAGCCATTTGATCTCTTCCCATTTCAAAATTTCCACCAGCGGTTCTTTTATTTGCAGACTCTGGCATCATAAAACCAAGGCTACTTAGTTGCTGAACCTTTCCACCCTTGGCTGCGGTGGCACGTAAATCTCTAGCTAAAGACTTTGAAGATGTAGCATCGGCTAGAGCATTAATTCTTGTTGGATCTGTTATTTCTTGATTTTGTGGTTTGGCATGAGCAAACACATATTTTTCATTATCATATAGTGTTGCAGAAGTTCCCTTTGGATTATTTCTTGGCACACCTTGTGCATCTAGAGCTTCCTTAAGTGCATCAGAACTTAGATGTTTAAAGCTATCTCCAGCTAGTTTTGCTTTCTTTTCAAGTTCTGATAAAACTGCTGTAACTCCACCAAGGTCTTTACTAAACTTTCCTAATGCTTCTTGAAGCAATTGTTCATTTGAAGAAACTGGAATATCAAATGTTTGTCCTCCAAAACTAATTCCACGCCCCTTCTTATATCCTGGAATATTATCAGCAATCATTCCATTTATGAGTCCACCATACTTTTTGCTCATTGCTGTAGGTATGACTGTTTCTCCAGGCATTAGTAATGCTAATTCTGTATCTTGATTTCCTGTACCGCCAACTCTTGCAGGCTTTCCCTTTGCTCTCTTTTTAACTGCGCCTCTTTGAAGTGGTACTCTAATTGGCATAAATTGTGATTGGGCTGCAACTGCTCTGTAATAGGCTCTTGTTAGTCCATCAACTGCTGCTGCTTCAGAGCTAAATGTTTGTGCAAGTTTTCTATGAACTTGATCAAGTGAAGATGCAACAGCTGCAGCATTTCTTTGTTCAGTAGTCATATACTTGACTTCATCGCCAAGAGTTCCAGTTGCTCTTCCTGCTTTATTAAATATAGACTTTAAGAATGTAAAACCTTTAATTATATTTGCAAGTCCATTCATAAGCAAACCAAATGTCATAAGCAATACTGGACCAAGGCCAGCAACTACAGCTGTTAATACAACAATAACCTTTTTTGTTCCATCTCCAAGGCTATTGAACTTATCTAAAATCTTTGTAATAAACTCAGCAATTGGTGTTATAACCTTTAAGAACTGTTCTCCAACTGGTACTAAAGCTAGCTTTAACTGTTCAATAGATGACCTAAACTTGTTCATTGCAGACTCTGATGTCTGTCCTAATTCTTTTTCAGATAGAGCTGCAAGATCTTGAATTGATGCCCCAGCTAAATCAAGTACACGAGCTGCTTGAGTACCTTCTTTTGTAACGTTTGCAAAAAGTGTAGACAAACGAGCAAATTGGAATTTACCAAACATCTGCTCAATTGCTTGTGCTCTGTTAAGTGGATCAAGCTTATTTAATGCTGTTGCAAAATCAGTTACAGTCTTTTTTAAATCACCCTTATTGTCTACAACAATTTTCTTTATATTAATACCAAAACCTTGAAGCATTGCTGATGCTTTTGCAGTAGGATTGATCATAGAAGCAAGACCAGACTTAAGTGCGTTAGCACCTTCTGATGCGTTGATTCCACCTTCTTTCATTGCAGCCATGAAGAATGCTAAATCTTTAACATCTCCACCAAGCTGTTGAATAACTGGAGCTGCTTTTGGAATAGCAGTTGACATATCATCAAGAGATAAAACTGTCTGGTTTTCTACTGCGTTAAGAAAGTCAATATTTTTTGCTAAATCTTCAGAAGACATTGCAAAAGCATTTTGTAATGCAATGGTAGTTTCAAGTGCTTTTTGACTTTCAACTTGTCCCAAAATAGAAAGCCTTGTTGCTGCTGCTGTTTGTCTTTGAAGGTCAATACCCTTAAAACCTGCTGCAGCTGCTTCTGATGCAAGACCAACTGTATCTGATACTGCAATTCCATATTTTGTAAATTCTTTACCAAGATTTTTTATTGCATCTAATGCTGCAGTACTTTCTGTTGTTGAAGTAAATAAATCTCCATAAACCTTTTTAAATCGTATGGCTTGTGTTTCCATATCCATGAACGTTTTTGATGCTGCAGCACCAAGTGCCATAAGTGGTATTGTAAAACCAACCATAAGCTGACGACCAGCCCACTGTGTATTTTTACCAAAGTTTAAAAGATTGGTTGATCCTTGTTTTAATAGCTGATTAAGGATTGCTTGTTTTTGAGCAGCAACCATAGTTTTTGTTGCAAGATTATTCATATCAAGAGAAAGTGGTCTTACAGCAATTGCCTTCATTGCACCGTTTGCATCACGGCCCATCTTGATGTATTGTGTTTGAAGATCTTTTACATTTTCTCTTGCTACTTTATTTATTGTTTCAAACTCAGTTTTAAATAATCTACCAAAAGTTTTTGATGCACCACCAGCATACCTAAAGTATTCTCCCATGGAGAACTTGTTCTTTTCTAAAGAACTTGTAAAAGATTCAGTTGTTGTTTTAATAGTTCTCATTTGGGCAGAGAACTTGCCTGTAGCATTAACTGAGTTAATTAAGTTTTGCTGTAATTGGCTAGTGACTGCATTAGCAGCAGCACCACCCTTAGCCATTGATGTGTGAAAGGCTGATATCTGTCTTTGTAAGTTTTTGATACTGGCTAGTGCGTCAGTAGTATCAATACTTACTTTAATATTAGACTGAACATCAGCCATTCACTACACCTCTTTATTTAGTTATATTACTCATCAGAACTGAAAATTGATGACGCTTCAGAAAGCTTGATTCCTGATGCAGTTTCAACAATTTCATACACTGTAGGTAAGTCAATATTTTCCTCAAGAGCAGAAATATCTGCTGCTAGTTCTGGCTTATATTGTTCCATTGCGATTAGTACACATTCCATTAGTAGATTGATTGACTTATCATTGTCATCTACCACTGCTGCAATACCCTCAAACTTTTTCATAAACTTTCGTAAAAGTGAAATCTTAAGCGGTCTTAAGGTTATTTCTGTACCATCAATTAGTTTGACTTTATGCGCTTCATGCACAGTTGTTGCCATTTTGATCCCTCCCTAGGTTCATACTAATTATACCATGAGGGAAGGGTCTCTTGCGTCTTCATAATCAAGACCCATGCCAATTCCAAATCCTGCCTTTTTAGCATTTTGTCCTTGTAATGCTAAAATGTCATTGCTGTCAGATGTTGCACCACCACTAAACACTCTAGCCTTTAAGTTTTCCCATTCCTTTTGTCCTCTTTCAGGCTCTGATCCGCCTTCTAAATCAACACCTTGAATTGCTGCAAAAAATTTCTTTTCTTGAAAGTCTAACTCTCTTTTACTTGCTATTATTGATAATAGCTCAGATAATGATATTGATGCTTCTAGTTCACTGTAATCTTTCCATATACCCAGCAAAAATACTTCTGATTCAAGTTTTGCTAAATCAAAATCTTCCCATGTTGGACCAGCCTCGCTGCTTTGGGCTTGAGTCTTTATACTTTCTTCTGAATCTTCACCTATTTTTATATTTGCAGCAATCTCTAAAATTTCATGCACTGTTGGCAAATCTATGTTATCTTCAAGATCTTCTATATTTTTAGATATTTGAGGATAATATTGTTTCATTGCAATTCTTGCACACTCTAATAAAACCATCATTGATTCATCATCATTTGATGCTTTCTTTATGTTATTAAATACATCCATAAACTCTCTAAGATATTTAATTTTAAGAGGCATAACTTGCACCTCTGTACCATCAAATAAATAGATATTTTTTGTTTTATATACTTCTGTAGCCATAGTATACTAAGTTTACCACAAAAACAACAAAGCCCACCTCGTTATGAGATGGGCTAAGCTGTATTATTAAGTTATTATGAAGCTGGTGTCCAAGTACGGTCAACAATCTTACCGTATGATCCTGAACCATCTTCTGGAAGTAGACGGAATGAAACTTCAAACATTGAAGCTTCTTCACGCTTTGCAGATACTGTTACATTCTCAATTGAAAGTGCACGGTATGCTGAGTAAACTCGCTCTACGTATGCAGAGTCAGCACAGTCACCTGTACCTGGACCTACTGCAACGATACCACGCTCTACTGGGCACTCGCCAATTTCTCCAGCTGAAAGGTTAAGTGCCTGTCCATTAGATGAGCTCTTTGTACCTGCTAGCTGTGAATCTCCATATGCTAAAGCCAATAGAAGGTTTTCTAGTGTGGCTTCTGCGAATGCTGTTGCAAGGTTAACTTGCATTCCTTGCTTGTATAGCTTAGCAACGTCAAGAAGTTGGTCAACCTGTACTTCACCGAAATCAGGTTGGAACTGCAATTCAAGACCGTTCATTGTGTAACCTACGTTTGTGTAGGTTGCTTCATCAGACAATGTCTCTCTGAATGACTCATTTGCTACTGCTGTCTCCAATGTATTTGGAGTTAGTGTTGTATCTGCAATAAAAAGTGCAGCTGCGCCAACAATAATGTTGTTGGACGTTCCACGTGTATATGCCATTTATTTCACCTCTTTCTGTAAGGGTAGATATTTAGTTGTACGGCGTTGTGTTTCCTCAAGATAATTATAACAGCGTTTTATAGGATAATTTTTGTGGCTAGCTTCTCAGGCTGCCAGTCTCTGGACGTTAATTCTTTCATAGGGTGATAGTCAAAGTCAATAATTATCTTGTTACCGCCATAGGTCCTGGCTGTGCCAAAATCAATTATGTCTCTGGTCTCCTCAAGTTGGTATACCTTAAAATTGTGGAAGTAGAACATGTTATCTATTAAGT